GGTGATGGCCGCGCAAAAACGCCTGATTGGCGCCATTAAACACAGTCTCGACGAAGCGAAGTAAGCCACGATGGAAATGGAACAAAGGCTGCGAGCCGACGTCATCCAACGCATTGAGCGGGACTACCAGCTCAAGCACATGCCCGGCACCAACTACATGCGCAAGGGTGTATGCCCTGCGCCAAGTTGCGGCCAGAAGACCCTGTACACCTTCTACGATTCGCCCTGGACACTGATCTGTGGGCGGCCGGAGAAGTGCGGCCACCGTGTCCACGTCAAGGACGTCTACGACGACTTGTTCAACGATTGGAGCAAGAACGCACCGTCCACGCCAGATAACCCGGTCGCCACAGCACGCGCCTACCTTGAGTTTGCGCGGGGCTTTAAATTTGAGCTGATCGCCGGTTGGTTCACCCAGGAAAACTACTGGGATAGCCGGCTGAACATTGGCAGTGCCACGGTGCGTTTCCCCCTGGAAAAAGGCGGCTACTGGGAGCGTCTGATAGACCGGCCTGACCGATTCGGCAAGATGAAAGCCCGCTTCCGCCCAACCGGCGAAGGCTTGCCAGGTTACAAGGGCGTCTGGTGGTGTCCGCCAAGCGTGGACCTGCTGAACGTCGATGAACTCTGGATTACAGAGGGTATTTTCGACGCCATCGCACTGCTGCATAACGACACCTCGGCCGTGTCGATGATGTCCAGCGCCCCCTGCCCGACCGACTCGCTCAAGGCCCTGGTCAAGCTGCGCCACGACGCAGACAAGCGCCTGCCGCGCCTGGTTTGGGCGTTGGATAACGAGCCCGTCGCAAAAGCCAACATGCGCCGCTGGGCAAAGGAAGCCCGCGACATGGGATTCACCTGCAAAGCGGCAGTGATTCCGCAGCCCAATGGCAGAAAAGTGGACTGGAACGACCTTCACCTACGGTGGAAGTCGATCGAGGGCAACGACAAACGCGCCGAGCAGATCGAGCGAGACTTCGACGAAGCCCTCCACCATGGGGACTTGCTTCTGGCTGATTCGGCAGAGGAAAAGGGATTTCTGATCTACCTGCGCGACGAGCGCAAGGAATTCCATTTTTCGTTTCGCAAGCGCCTGTACTGGTTTCGGCTGGACCTTGAACGGTACGACCGTGCCATGGGTGACCTGGAGAGTTCGGACCGGCATGAGGATCAGTTGCTCACGGATGAACAGCGCCGCTACAAGGCGTTGCGTCAGTCGGGCTCTGTCACCAGTATCGCCAACTGCAATTTCCAAGCGCTTTACTACATGCGCAACGACCTGACCGACGAGGCCTGGTACTACTTCCGCATCGAGCGTCCGCAAGGTGCCGTCATTAAGAGTACGTTCACGGCCAAGCAGCTCACCTCTGCGCCTGAATTCGCCAATCGCCTGCTCAACGTTTCCAATGGCGCGATGTTCGAGGGTAGCGCCCAACAACTGAAACGGATCCTGGCGCCCCAACTCGATTGCCTGAAAACCGTGAACACCATTGAGTGGATCGGCTATAGCCGCGAACACGGTGCTTATGTCTTCAACGACCTGGCCTTTTTCGGCGGGACGATACAAAAGCGCAACAAGGAAGACTTTTTCGACCTCGGCAAGCTGAGCATCAAGTCGCAGAGCCAGTCGCCGGTGCTGCACATCAATACTGACCTCAATGCATATAACGAGGGTTGGTTCGATATTTTCTGGCGCTGCTTTGGCGTACAGGGCCTGGTGGTGCTGGCCTGGTGGCTGGGCGCTTTGCACGCGGAGCAGATCCGGCAGATTCACAAATCCCTGATGTTTCTTGAGCTGGTGGGTGAAGCCGGTTCAGGCAAAACCACATTGATCGAGCTGCTGTGGAAACTGGTTGGGCGCACTGACTACGAGGGTTTCGACCCCTCCAAAGCGACAGCCGCGAGCCGTGCACGAAATTTCTCGCAGGTCAGCAACTTGCCGGTGGTCCTGATCGAGTCGGAGCGTGAACAGAAGGACGGCCAGCCAGTTAAGCACTTCGATTGGGACGAACTGAAAACCGCTTACAACGGCCGTAGCGTTCGCTCCACCGGCGTGAAGAACAATGGCAACGACACTCATGAGCCGCCGTTCCGCGCTGCCCTGTTGATTGCACAGAACAACCCGGTGAACGCCTCGGAACCCATCCTGCAGCGACTTTGCCATGTCCACCTGACGCGGGAGCACCACACGCCGGAAACCAAGCAGTTCGCCGAGCAACTGGAACGCATGCCGATGGAAAACATCAGCGGATTCCTGGTGAAGGCCCTGCAACGCGAAGCCAGCACCATGCGCCTGATGGAGGAGAACACCTCCCGCTACGAACAGGAGCTGCTGGCCCAGCCCGGCGTGCGCACCGTGCGTATCGCCAAGAACCACGCCCAATTGCGCAGCCTGGTGGATGCATTGGCAGAAGTCGTGCCCCTGGGCGAACGCCGCAAGGCTCTGGCGCACGCCGAAGTCAGCCGCATGGCCTTGGAGCGGCAGCAGGCAATCAACGCCGACCACCCGACCGTGCGCGAGTTTTGGGACCTGTACGAATTCCTCAATGGCCTGGATGAGAAAGGCGCGCTCAACCATGCGCGTCGGGACGGCCTGATCGCCGTGAACCTCAACGAGTTCGTAGAAATGGCCGCCAACAAGCGGCAGCAGGTGCCCGCGCTCAGCGACCTGAAACGCCTGCTTAAGACCAGCAAGTCACCCAAGTTTCTGGAGTCGAACAAGCCCGTTAACTCGGTGCGGTTGCTGGATGCTTTCGACAAACCGAAAACCATTCGCTGCTGGGTTTTCCAGGGCGTTTAACCACCGCAACAACAGGAGAGTTCCTATGAACACGGCGCCCCAAAAACAACAGACCAATTGGTTCCAGCAGTTGCAAGAGTTCGAAGCAAAGCGCCCCGCCATCCGCAAGGCCGGGATCGAGGCACTGAACCGCCTGGTCCCTGTCGCCTTGCGCGGTACAGGCCAGAGCGCCGTTGTCGGCCGCTTCCTGCTCGGGCTCTACAACGGCCAAGACTACCCGTTTGTGCTGACAAGCCTACGCGGCCTCGATACAGCGTTGTTCGACGACTGCCTGGCCGTCCTGCAACTGGATTTCTCACCAGAACAGGAGGTGCACACCTACGTCCCCAACGGCGACGCCATATGGGCAGAACTGATCAGGGCTTGGGCATGAAGTGGGCACCGAAACGCAACAGAGACGGGCAAGTGCAGCAGAACTGCTGGATTACCGACAGCGGCTACACCGTGGCCGAGTGCCGGTTGCCAGAAGCGCGCTACCCCATCACCCGCCCAGGTGGCGAACTGCCTTTCGCTTATGCGAAGGACCGGGATGAAGTCATCGCGATCATCAAGCAAGACCAGGCCACAACGGCCTGAAAGACAGTGTCGAGGAGCGGCAACTCCCCGACACCTACCACCAAAGGAGAAGCACCATGCAAGTGAATCAAACCCAAGGTAGCGCCGCAGAGGCTACCACAACCCCGCTTGGTATCGGCGACACGGTCAGCTACGTGGCAATCAGTGGCGGCGGTCGCAGCTATCGCTTCAGTACTCGCAAAGCTGTGATTGAAGAGATCAACGGCGACGTAGCCACATTGCGTAGCGCCAATGGACGCACCACCACCCACCCGCTGAGCAAATTGACACCGGACGGCCAGCCCAACGCCCTGACGCGCATGCTCATGGGAGGGCAGTAATTATGTCTATCAGCCCGGCGAGGACTCGGCCAGCCATGGCAAGTCAACGCCTCGACTTGCCCACCCGCTGCGATATCTGTGGCAAAGCGCGCTCCACCCGCAAGCACCAGGTCTGTAGCCGTATTCGACAGCAACGTAAATCGCTGGAGTGGGCCGCCCTTATGGCCGAACGGGAAGCGATCAGACAAAACAAAACGCGTCGATACGCACGCTGATTACCAATTAAAGGCGGAACGGGGGAGCGGCAACTCCCCCACCGCTACGAGGAGAAGCACCATGCAAGCAAACATGCCCCGTGGAGGCGATGCGAAGGTCCAGGCCAAGCTACGCAAGCTAATGGCCCTCGCAGAGCGTGGCGAAGGCGGCGAGAAGGATAATGCACAACGCATGCTCAATAATTTGTTAGCGCGTCACGGCTTAACCATCGACGACTTAAACGAACAGTGCCGAGAAATTCGCTGGTTTTCGATTGTGAATGTGTACGACCGAAAGCTCGCGGCACAGATCATGTCCAAGGTCTGCGACACATGTACACCTGGCCTGTACACCAGCAAGGGCCGTCCAAAGAAGGTCGGCGTGGAAGTAACACCGGCCGAGGCAATTGAGTTCGAGCTTCACTACGACGCCTTGCGGAACGCGCTGGCCGCGCACTTCGATGAGGCCTTCTCTGCATTTGTACAGGCCAACCGATTATTTCCCGCAACGCCATCAGGCAGTAGGGACATGGACCTGAGCGAAAGCGATATGCGAGTAGTCGCCATGGCTTCAGCGATAAAGCCAACACCTGTCCGTCTCCGCCTTGGACCGAAGGGGAACGTATGACTGTTCTCCTTCTTTTGTACTTATGCAGCGACGCAACTCGCACTGACTGCCAGGTTTTGCCTGCTCAAAGCTGGCATGGGCCGGATGCCTATGAGCAGTGCATCGGCTCGCTGCCAGGGCTCACCAAGGCGTTGAGCGCAACGAATCGGACCAGGCACAGGTTCATTTGCGAGATTCAGGAGGAGGCGCAACCTGCAGGACGTGCCGCCCAGCCGACGTTCATTCATCAATCGTTTCGGATGTGAGGGACATCATGAACACAGCCTTTATCCTGATGGCCCAGTACGATGGCCAGGCGATTATCTCGCTGGAGCAGGTCTGCCGGGACTACTTCACGCACCTGACGCCTGACATGTTCCAGCGCAAGGTGATGAGCGGTCAGATCAAGATCCCCATCACCCGCCTGGAACGCAGCCAGAAGTCGGCCAGGGGGATCCATATCACCGACCTGGCCGCCTATCTCGATCTAC